GAAGTACCAAAGTGCCAGTGCTGGTACAATAGGTTCTGCTGTAGCGATTACTAGTTTTTCAGCAGGTAAGCGGTATTGGATACGTTTTAACGCAAATGGTACTGCTTTAAAAATAAGTGTGTGGGAGTATGGTACAGCTGAGCCCATTTCTTGGGATATCAGTGAGACGGATTCAAGCTTAACTTCTGGATGGGTGGGGGTTGGATCCTACTGGAACAACGAGGCTACATTCGACTGGTTTGGTGTTAATAAGTTTGGTGAGACTGTTGAAATACCAAACTATGTAGCTACCGATCTGACCGGTGTAGGACTAATCACCGCGCTGGGAAGTAAACAGATAACTACTGCCGCTGACTTGACCGGTATAGGACTGATCACTGCGTTGGGAAGTAAGCAGATAACTACTGCCGCCGATCTGACCGGTGTAGGACTGATCACCTCGCTGGGAAGTAAACAGATAACTACTGCCGCTGACTTGACCGGTATAGGACTGATCGTTGCTTATGGAAACAAAGGAGGTCCTGCAGATTTAACCTGTGTAGGACTGTTGACTATTACAGGAGAAAAACTAATATCCTCCTCTTCAGACCTGACCGGTGTAGGACTAATTACTGCTCTGGGAAGCAAGTCACTATCTGCTGCATCAGACCTGACCGGTGTAGGACTAATTACTGCCCTGGGAAGTAAGTCAATAGCTGTTGCTTCCGATCTGACCGGTGTAGGACTAATTACTGCTCTGGGAAGTAAGTCACTATCTGCTGCTTCAGACCTGACCGGTGTAGGACTAATTACTGCTCTTGGAAGTAAGTCACTATCTGCTGCTTCAGACCTGACCGGTGTAGGACTAATTACTGCTCTGGGAAGCAAGTCAATAGCTGTTGCTTCAGACCTGACCGGTGTAGGACTAATTACTGCCCTGGGAAGTAAGTCACTATCTGCTGCTTCAGACCTGACCGGTGTAGGGCTAATTAATGTGGTTAGTTTAAAAGGTGGACTTGGTGTAGTAGATCTTACTTCTGTGGGATTTAATACATTTGAGGGAATAAAAGCTGGAATAGTGAGTACAGACTTGAGCTGTATAGGTACAAGTGAATACTATGGATATAAGATAACTTCAGGAGTCGCTGAAATTATTGCCCTTGCAGAAATTATTGCTACAGGGTTTAATAGTATTATAATTGAAACCTGGGATGCGAACTCAAAAGTAATTAGAGTGTGGGACGGTAAATCCAAAATTTCTAGAACATTTGATCTCCAGTCAGAAGTGACAAGGATCTTGGATGGTGAATCTAAAATTACCAGAGTATATGACACATTGTCAAGCGTAAATCGACTCTGGGATGCTATATCTAAAATGAGGAGAAGATAATGGGTGTATTTGTAGCAGCCGCCAAAAATACAATGTTGGATGCATTAACCGTTGACAGGCTATCATTACATGATGGTGACCCAGGGGTAGATGGACTTTCTAATGAGCTGACGGGTGGATCTCCAGCTTACGCCAGACAGAGTTGTGTATTTAATGCAGCAGCATCTGGTGAGAGACTCCTCAATGCAAATGTAACATTCGATGTACCTGCATCTACCGTTGCTTATGTAGGATTTTGGGACTACAACGGTGGAAGTATGGTATTTCATGGGTCTGATCAGGTGACAAGTGAGGTATATGCTGGACAAGGGCAGTACATCGTTACCGCGACCACAAGCAAGCTCGATATCAACGATTCTTAAGAGGATCTAAGTATGCCTGAAGAAAGTGGTTTCTACGAAGGACAGATTGGTGCACTAATTCGATTGGATACAGAGGACGATACCGCTTATCTCGCCGCCGCTACCAAGAAAGAAATTCACTACAAACGACCATCAGGTACAACTGGTGCATGGACAGCCACTCTGGATGGTACAAAGTTAACATATACTACTACCGCCATTACAGATCTGCCAGAGCATGGCAAATACATAGTCCAGGTGTACATGGAAGGGCCAGGCTGGAAACTTCCTGGGAAGGAAGTAGTAATGATTGTTGAAGAACCTATAATAGCAATTACATAGGAGAGATAAGATGGCTGGAGCATCGACTACGATTGTAAAAGCAAGAGACTATAACGAGGAGCTAGGGCGTTTTCGATACGAGATTACGTGGCTGGCCGACGATGCGACTGGGGCTGTTGACCCTATCGATATACCAGGTGTAGATGCATTTCTTACCTTGGTGGTTACAGATCCTGGAGCTACTGCACCAACAACTCTATATGATATTACTCTAAACGATGAGTATGGTGTAGATGTTATGGGTGGAGCACTTGTCGATAGATCTGCGACAGCTACTGAGCAAGCTATGCCTCTTATAGCAGGCTGCCCAGTACCTAGAGTTGTCGACGGACCGCTTACTTTTGCTTTAACAGGCAACTCGATAAATAGTGCCATAGGGAAGTGTTATGTCCACTTTCAGAAATAGATTTGAATACGGAATGTTTCCATTTTTTCAACACCGATATTACAACGGAGTTGAGGGACAGCTGCGATTTATCAGTACAAACTCTACAATAACTCCTGCACTTACTGTTAGTGGTGGACCTACACCAATATGGCATGTTACTGAAAGTACTGGGGTTACCTTTAAGTATGAATCAGCTGCTTTTTCGCACACAAAAACAGCTGGGACTGGAAATCTTACGGTACGGCTTATTAATACTGAGGCCGTTAAAAGTTATGTTACAGGTATAGATTTTAACACTGATGGGATAATATCGTCGTTTTGGAATTTGCAGATAGACAAGTTCACTGGTTTAGTACAGTTGTATCTGCATTCCAACAGTTTTACAGGTGACCTGTCCGGTTGGACGTTACCTACCGGCTTAGTGCATCTCTATCTGTACAGCAACAGTTTTACAGGTGACCTGTCCGGTTGGACGTTACCTACCGGCTTAGTGCATTTACATCTGCACGTCAATAGTTTTACAGGTGACCTTTCTGGCTGGACGTTACCTACTGGTTTAGTGCTTCTTTATCTCCGCACCAACAGTTTTACAGGTGACCTGTCCGGTTGGACGTTACCTACCGGCTTAGTACAGTTGTATATAAATTCCAACAGTTTTACAGGTGATCTGTCCGGTTGGACGTTACCTACCGGCTTAGTGCCTTTACATCTGCATTCCAACAGTTTTACAGGTGACCTGTCCGGTTGGACGTTACCTACCAGCTTAGTACAGTTGTATCTGCATTCCAACAGTTTTACAGGTGACCTGTCCGGTTGGACGTTACCTACCGGCTTAGTGCTTCTTTATCTATACAGCAACAGTTTTACCTATCTCCCAACTCCTGCGGTGGGAGCAAGCCCATTACAAGCATACCAAGCCCAAGACAACGGAATAACCTCCCAAGCCGCAATTGACGCAGCAGCTCTGGCATTCTATAACAACCGGGCTAATTTTACCTACACAACTCCAACAATAAACGTGGGTGGAACAAACGTCACCCCTACAGGTATTTACCAGGACGGCGATCCGCCGACGACTGGAAAGGAATATATATACGAGGTGGTAAATGACCCAGAAGCTGAAGGATTCAACAAACAAGAATGGACCTACACTGCCTAAGGAAAATACTAAAATGTCAAAAGTATACAAAGATGGAAAAGGTTTGCTGGTGCTGGATGGGGATGGAGTATTTTCTGATTTAATTTACTCAGTTACTGATGCAACGGCTGCTCCTTACAATGTTAGTGTTCTACGTGGTGATTTTCTAGACAAGAGAATGGAAAAAATTGCTGTTGACAAAAGCAAAGATGCTGTTGATGTAACTGATGCCGAGCTTTTAATTGAGCTAGGTGTTTCTGATGTGAGAGAAGAATGAAACATAAAATACTTCAAACAGCGGAATGGATATATGCAATAGGATATTCAACCGTTAAGTTCTTGCGGTGGGCGTTACGATCAGATATATTATACCTTTTAGGACTACGAGGATAGGTAGTTTAACAATAAATATTCGGAGGAACTCACATGAAAACTTTCTTGGTTACGGTACTAGCACTTTTCCTTCTTGCAGGCTGTGGTATAAAAAACTCAGGGACAAGAACTGTATCGTTTGGACCTGACGGTGTAACTGTCGAATCAGAAACTGTTAAGTTAAATGCAGAAGCTCTTGTTGACATAGAAAAAGAAAAGACTAGGCAAGTCTGTTACAAGCAAAAAAGTAAACAAGATAAATCTCTCACAGAAGCTGTAAAAACTAACCCTATTGCTCTGGCTATGTGGGAACAAGCCAAGGCACTAAACAACGCACTATCCTTCCTTGCAACCGGCAAACCATATGACCCATGCCCAAGCAGCACTAATTCTAGTGATGTAGAGATCGCAGATAGTAAGATGTATACCAAGATATGGGGTACTGCAGGATCGATTGTTAAATTCGCAATCGGAGCCTGGGCAGGTACTGAGATTGCTGATAGTATTTTAGGTATGGGTGCAGGGTACTCAATGGCAGCCGTTGGTGAAGGAAGTAATATAAATGTATATGACTCTTTTAAATCATCTACGTTTAGAGACGGTGCGACTACTGGGAATATATTCTCCAGCCAACCTGGAGAGGTTGAGGTTGAGGTTGATACTGAAGATGTAGGTATGGAATAGATCTAGTACCACCATATATAGAGGACAATCCAATGACACCGGACCAATTTATCCAATTACTTAATTTGCTCGAAAAAATAGCAAGTAAGAGACTTGTAATAACAGATGCAGCCGATTGGCCTATTCTCGTAGTAGTTGGAGGAGCATTAGCCTGTGTCATTGGGTTGATGTGGAGAGGACTAAGTTCTCAGATTACATCGTTGACTGTAGATATAAAGGATAACAGAAGTAAGAACGAAAGAGGACATGAGGCGCTGTGGGCTGAAATTCGTCAGTGTAGAAAAGACGGAGGTAGTTAATGTTTACACCAGAGGCATTACGTCAAATAATAAGAATATCTCTTTTGCTGATTACATACACCAAGTATCCTTTGTGGACTGCTGAGGCAGAAGAGATGCTTCTAATGATAGCTGCGCATGAGTCAGGCTTAGGAAGAAATTTAAGCCAGATAGGTGGACCAGCTCTTGGAATATACCAAATGGAGCCAGATACACTGGTAGACAATTACAAAAATTATTTATTTAAAAGAAGAATATTTTTAAAACAGGTACAAGATATAACCGGTACAGTAAATATAGACGAGAAACATCTTCAATATAACCCTATCTATAGTACAATACATGCAAGGATAAAGTTATACAGATCCCCAGGAAAATTGCCAGAAGCAAATAATATAGTAGATATGGCTGCCTATTGTAAGAAGTATTATAACTCACTTAAAGGCAAAGCTACACCTAAAAAATATATTGACGCATATAACAGGCTTATAAAACAATGACAACATCAATAGAGATTATTAAAAACATGATCACTGAAGATGTACCATTAAAAGATTCTGCTGGAATATTCATACCGAGGAATGAAGAAGTAAATATAAGAAATAAAGTATTGAGAGAATGTTTAAAAGTATTATCTAAAGATCAGAAAGAGAATATACAAATATGAGTTCCATAGATTTCAAATATACCGCAACGCCAACTATATCCAAGTTCATGCGGTCTGATGCGTTTCATAGAGCGATTATGGGACCTATCGGCTCTGGAAAGTCTGTAGGTATGTGTATTGAGATCTTGAGGCGTAACCTCGAAATGTCTGCATGGAACAAAGGAAAACGTTCATCTAAGTGGGCTATTGTAAGAAACACAAATGATCAGCTAGAAAAGACGACACTAAAGACATGGATGGATTGGATGGGAGAACTTGGATACTGGAGAGAGTCCAAGAAGACATTTATGTTGAAGTTTGGAGATGTAGAATCGGAAATACTTTTTTTACCTCTCGACAAGCCACAAGATGTAGGTCGAGTGTTATCTCTTGAACTGACAGGCGCATGGATCAACGAGTTTAGAGAGATTCCTGTATCTCTCCAAACAGATATAATGGGAAGACTTAAGAGGTACCCGAACCCAAAAAAGGTACCAGGCACGTGGTATGGGCTTATAGCAGACACTAATCCTCCAGAGGTAGAAAGTGACTCATACAACCTCATGGAGCACCTTCCTCAAGAGGATGGAGATGACAACAGCATAATGATAGTTGATACATTTAAACAGCCATCAGGGACATCGCCAGAAGCTGAAAACATGGATCACCTCGCTGACGATTACTACGAAGCGCTTACTAAAGGTAGGAAAAAGGCATGGATAGATACATATGTACATGGGTTATACTCACCCAGCATGAGAGGAAAACCTGTATATAACGAAGTATTTAGATTCGATAGACATGTATCAAGAACTCCTCTCAAAATAGATCCTATGCTACCTGTGGTAATTAGTTTCGATTGTGGGCTTACTCCAGCTGCTACATTCAAGCAGATGGATCTCGATGGTAGAACTAAAGTTTTGAGAGATCCTGCTGTTTTCGACATGGGCATGAAGAGATTTATCAAGCACAAGTTACGACCCATTATTAAAAATTTCTTTCCAAATAATCCTCTTATTTTTATAGGTGATCCAGCCGGTAAAAGAAGATCAGATGCTGACGAAGGTACGGCATTTAAAGAGATAAAGAAGGCTTTTAAAGCTGACGGTGCCATAGTCAAAGCAGCATCAACAAATGACCCGAAGGTTAGGATACAGGCTACAGAAGATATGTTGAGCCAGTATCCAGACGGAGATCCTTTGATGGTAATAGATCCGTCATGCAAATGGTACATAGAGGCACTTAGAAGTAAATATAGGTACCCAAAGAATTTAAAGGGAGAGTACTCAGATAAACCAGAGAAAAATAAATGGTCACATATTTCTGAAGCTGGGCAGTATGGGGATATGTACCTACTTTCTGGAAAATATGATCCAGCTGATCATGTTAGGGTAAATAATGGTTACAATCCTTTAAATTTACATAGAGATTATAGACCGGCACAACGGGAAGGATATTAGCAATGAAAGTCACATCAGAAGAACTAGCAAAATTGGGGACTAATTTAAAGAGACAGCTAGGACAATTTATTACTGATAGAGCATTACTAGAAATCCAATGGTTAAAAAATTTGCGGCAATATCTTGGTCAATATGATCCAGATATAGAAGCCAATATCCTTGACGAAAGATCACACGTATACCCAAAAGATACCAGAATTAAGATCAAGGGTGGTGTTGCGAAGATGATGGAAATGATGTTTCCGGCACGAGAGAAAAACTGGGAACTCTCAGTATCACCTTCACCATCTATACCAGAGGATGCGCTACAATCTATTATCGATGGACTAGCGATGCAGCAGGAGCCAGCAGGAGCACCAATCCCTAGCGATGATATAGAGAGAGCAGTGAAGGCTTTTGCAGATGATAGGAAGGCTAATATGGAAACTGAGATCGCTGACCAGTTAGCTGATCCAGGAATAGACTATCCTCAGCTATGCAAGAAGGTTGTACGTAGTGGATATATTTACGGTGTCGGAATATCTAGAAGTCCTATGGTTCGTACTCAGGTAGAAAGAGTGTGGGAGATGAACGATTCTGGAAAATACGAAGCTAAATCAAAAATAACCAAAAGACCATATCCTGAATATGTACGTATATGGGATATTTATCCAGATTTGTCTGCAAGGTATTGGGAAGATCAGGAGATGATATTTGAAAGAATGGTACTGACCAGACATGATTTTACCAATCTTGCGAAAAGGCCTGACTTTATAAAAGAAAACATAAATAATTACCTTCGAGAACATACAACAGGAAATTACCAAAATAAGGACTATGATGCAGAGCTACAAAATCTTGACAAATCTGCGAATTTAGCAGATAGAACGGATCGAAGATATGAGGTATATAGAGCTTTTGGATTTGTATCAGCACATACACTTAGAGATGTAGGTGTTGAGATTACTGACGAAGAGCTGAGTCAGGATATTCTTGCAGATCTATGGTTCATAGATTCTACTGTCATCAAGGCGAAGAAGGCAGCGTTCGGAGATAGTCCGGCGAGCCATTACCATGCATTCATATATGCAGAAGATGAAGATGCAGGACTTACAGGGGTAGGGCTGCCAGAGGAAGTTAGAGATTCACAGATGTCACTTTGCGCATCAACTAGAGCTTTGATGGATAATATGGCAGCAAGTGCAGGACCTATAGTTGAAGTCAACGACGATCTACTACCAACAGGACGTACGAATATAGGAGCCATACATGCTTTTAAGGTTATTCATCGAGAAGGGGATGGCATAGATGCACAGTACCCAGCTGTGAGAGATATTTCTATTAGTTCGCATATAAGTGAAATTTTAGAAGTCATTGCAATGCAGAGACAGCAGATGGATATAGAAAGCAATCTCCCATCGTTTATGCTAGGAGCCCCTCAGCAACCTCTCGGTGAAGCATTCCGGACAAGCGGTAACATGAGCATGATGATGGGGTCGGCCAATATGATGACCAAGGACACTGTAAGGGCGTTTGATAAGTTCACTACCAGCCTTATACGTAGCCTACTTACTTGGAACAT